TGGAAGGTGTTGAGATTGAGCAGACAGCTAATCTAATGGCACAGATTAAGTCCCACGTTGCAGAATTAAGAAAAAGACAGTGGGCAGTTATGGAAGCAGAAGAAGCTTTGAAAAAAGCACAGAAGTCGTATGACGACTATAGTCAGCACGTTCTCCCGGACCTGTTCAAGATGAACGGCTTGGATATGCTTCGTATGGATGATGGCGCAATCGTTCGCGTAGTCACAACAACACGATGTAGCATTAATAAAAATGCGGCAGATAAACAGAACGTTGCTGAGTGGTTGAGAAACCACAATGGTGAATCACTCGTCAAGTCAGAATGTATTTGTCCATCATCACAGTTGGATGCACTCAAGGCAGCTGGTATTATATATCAGGAAGAAACAACGATGAATACCAATGCCGTGAAAGCTTTCTTGTTGGACCAGTTGGGACAGAAAGGAAGTCCTGCTGTTATTACTAAAGAAGAATTACCAAAGGGACTTAGCTTCTATCAGTACGATGAGATGGAAGTTCAGATGCAGTAGGAGGATATATGTTTATTATTGTATCAAACGCAGTAGTTAGCATCAATAATGCGAATGCTATTTATATACCGTACAGTGGCTCATTGAAAATTGAGACCGAAACATCTGCTATGGTTATAGCTAATATTCCTGATAACGCTTTACAGGTAGTTGCTGAAGGCGTAGCATCGAAGCGTCCTTATGTTGAATTCGAAGATGCTGTATTAGAGTTGCAGGAGGTTGGAGATGACTGTTAGAGAATTTTTGAATGACATTCAATCAGGTGACCTTACAGAAGAACAGCTCTTGGATTCGGAACTTGTAGTTGTTACACAAGCAGCAAGCGGTGATTACAAGGTAACTTGCGGTATTAAAAAGGTAACCATAGAACAGGAAATGGTTTATAGCAATCTGAAACATTGTAAGGTACCAAAAGAAAAGAATGGTGCTCCGTACGTTATGTTGCAGACAACAATGATTCCATAGTCCATTACCCTTCCATCGTCTCGGAAGGGCCTCACACCAATATGGGAAGGTTGGTCAGCTACGTGACCGGAACGTAGTAAGTTGTAGCACTAGTGAGACTAGTTGCGAAGCGAGTCCTCGGGTGGCACCGAGGGCGATTTTCTTGGGGTAGCGCACAGATAGGGCACGCAGTTGGGTTCGAGACCCACCTACCCCTTAATCACGGAACCTAGCTCCGTGTAATAAATCATTTTAGGAGGTGACGTTATGTCATCAACAAAAGTAAAACGATATTCATTTATCGTTGTCGTATTGGCTGCATTAAGTGTTACAATGCAGATTGCCGCTAATCTTGTTAGTGGACGTTTGGGATTCTTTGGACCATGGTTGGCTCCAATGGGTGTATTCTTTTTCCCGTTTGTATACATCATCAGTGATGTTACATCGGATGTATATGGTTACAGAGTATCAAGATGGATTGCATGGCTTACAATTCTTGTTCAGCTCTTATTCGTAGGAATGATTCTTATCGTAATCAATGCAGTAAAGCCTGCCCCATTTGTTCTTAATATGGATGAGGCATTACGCTTGCTTATTATCGGTACAGACGGAACAAGTGGTATGTTACGTGTTATGTGTGCAGGTGTTGTCGCAGCGGTATTGGGAGGTTGGGTAAATGATATCATCTTTCAGCTATTCAGACATAAGGATGGAACCGGGCACTTTCTTAGACGAAAATTACTCAGCAGTGCAGGTGCCGAATTGGTGGATACAACCGTGTTTATTACTCTTGGATTCTTCGGAACACCTTCTTGGTCTATCGCAATGTACATCGTGCAGTTCTGCCTTAAGTACGCGGTTGAGATTATTACCTCCCCAGTTGCCAAAGCATGTTCAAGTAAGCTTCGTATGATTGAAGGCGAGACAGTATTTGAAGATAGAAATAAGTTCAATATCTTCGGATTTGAAAAGCGCGTTTAGGTAACCAGGCCTGTGGTGGGTTCAATTCCCACCCATGCACATAGCCATATGGCGAGGAGTAACACAATGAGTAAGAAGTGTTTAATTAATGTTGAAGGGGGATTAGGCAAGAACGTAATGCTTACTGCCATCCTCCAGGAATTTAAGGAAAAGAAGGGCTATGATGAACTGTATGTTATCAGTCCTTACCACGATGTATTCAAGGCTTGTTCAGCTGTAACAGATGCATTCCCTCCAATGCAAGGTACACTGTATCAGGAACTTGTACTCGATGAAGACTGTGATGTGTATTGGAAAGAACCATATAGCAACCAGCGATTCATTAAGAAACAGTGCCACTTGTTTGAAGCGTGGGCGGAAGAACTTGGTTTTGAGCTTGATAAGCCAGGCAATGAGTACGTACCACTGTTGGATAAGGTTGCAGAAGAGTATCCTGCAGTTAGACAGGCTGCAGAACAAAAGCTCGCTGAATGGCACGACAACTTCTGTTTCGTTCAGTTTAATGGAGGTCAGTCACCTCTCAGTCCTATGCAGGACCAGAATGGTAATCCCATCCCGTATAATGACCATCAGGAAGCTATCAAACGCAATTATTTTAAGGGGGCTGAAATTGTCAGACTCCTGAAAGAGAAGTACCCCGATACAATTGTTATTCATTTCGCATTGCCAAATGAACCAGCTATCGAAGGTACAGAAAAGATTCAGGTACCATATCTTACTTATCATTTGTTAGCGGCAAAGGCAAAGGCTATCGTATGTACTGATTCATCATTGCAACATCTTTCAACAGGTGTTAACGATAATATTACAGTTATATGGGGTGAGACACGTCCTGAGCATTTCGGTTATGAATGTAACAATAACGTATGTGCACAGAATGTACTTAACTCACAGCCTTATTTCAAACCACTTGGGGTAAGTCCTTCAATCGTTCGCATGCCTGAACCTGAAGTTGTAATGGAAACAATTATGCAGGAGGACCACAAATGAAAGTATTAGTTCTTTGTTCGGGAGGATTAGACAGTACGGTTCTCTTATATAAGGCCATTAAAGAACATGGTGCATCGAATGTATATGCTCTAAATATGTACTATGGACAGCGCCATTCCAAAGAAGCATTTTGTTTCGCATGGCAGGTAGAGCATCTTGGTATTAAAAATTGGCGTACCTTAGATGTGAAACAGATTTATGATAGTGATGTTACTTGTACCTTACTCAAAGGTAACGGAGAAGTACCTCATGGTTCATACGATGAACAGCTTAAGAAAGGGCTCATTAGTACATACGTTCCTTTCCGTAATGGCTTGTTCCTGTCCATTGCAGCTTCATTGGCTGAGCAGTATGGATATGAAGAGGTATGGTACGGTGCACACAAGGATGACGCAGCAGGAGATGCATATCCTGATTGTTCTACAGCATTTATTGCTCATATGGCAAATGCAATCTATCAGGGTACACAGAAGCATATTCGTCTTCGAGCTCCTTGGGCTAACTACGATAAAGCACAAATTGCATGTACGGCTAAAGACCTGGGCGTTACACAAGATGAGATAGCACATACTTGGTCTTGTTATGAAGGTGGTGACGAACCGTGCGGTAAATGTGGTACCTGTATCGATAGAGCACGAGCATTAACAGAAGCAGGGTACGAAGTTTGCTAGCGCCATATCGTTGATTTTCAAATCAACATATGATATAATTAATGTAATATCAATCGCCATTGATATACTCCTGAGGACTTAAGGTTGACGCCATCGCCTTAAGTTCCTCTCTTGAGATGGATTGCACAGTTCTTCGTATGAGGGACTGAACAATTGAGGAAGGCAACCCAAAAATGTAAAACATTACCCGCCGTAATCCATCTCAAGAGGGAAACTTCGGAAGTACCTCGGAAGAATATCTATTTATCAGGAGGCACGAATATGAGTGCAAAGGAAAATGAATCATTGGATACAGAGTATCTGAATGAAGTAGCAGGTCAGGGTTTTGAGAACATGGGTACTGATGAAACAGCCATCCCGAGATTGTTAATCTCACAGGCTCTTTCAGAAGTAACACAGAACGGTTCCGTTCCTGCAGGTCATTTCTACAATTCAATCACTGGTGAAGACTACGGTGATGTAATCGACGTTATCGTTTGTCACTTCCAGAAAGTTTGGGTTGAATGGAAAAAGAACAACGGTGGTTACGTTGGTACTTATCCTGTTGGAGGTCTTGAAGGTGTTACTGGAGATAACTTCAAAGGTATGGAACACAAAGACGCAGATGGCAACATCAATGACGTTATCGAGACTTGGGACTATCTTGTTATCCTTCCGGAACACAAAGAAGCAGGTTTCATGATTTTCGGTTCAACACGTGGAAATCTGAAGTATCTTAAAGGTTGGAACACTCAGATGAGATATCTGAGAACACCTCAGGGTAAGGCTGCTCCTCTGTTCAGTGCTGTTTGGACAATGGCAACTGGTAAGGATAAGAACAAAGCCGGAAATCAGTATTACTCTTGTAACAAGGATGGTAAATCATCTATTGTATTCAAAGAGTGGGTAAGTAGAGCAATTTACGATGAGTACATCGTTCCTGCTCGTCAGGTTGCTGACCAGGCTGTTATGCTTGCTGACAACAGAACACAGGCTATCGAAGCTGATGCCGGTGTAGAAGAAGGCGGCGAGTTCTAATTCAAAGGCCCCTCTTCGGAGGGGTCTATTTCTCTCTTTAGGATATTGAGATGGCGTATACTCAAAATGATATATTAACGTTTAGTAATTTATTCAACGGAAATACAGAAGCATACGGCGTAACAGAAGTCGGTGAGATAGTAAATGGTAAGGCTGAAGCTAAATCTCGATTAGTATACGGCACAGCTACACCAGTAGTATTCCAAAAACATCTTGAAGGTCAGCTCTCAATAGGAATGGCTCCGATACAACAG